ATATTTAGAAAGAATTGCGTACTCACCGTCAATAGAACCAACCTTTTTAGCCACAAAACTGTTACTTGTGGCATCTAATGTACAATTAGTAAATTTCTCAATAACTGTTGGGTTAGCATCAGTATCATAGAAATCTCTAACTATCAAATCAAATGTTCCATTGTTAAATGAGATATTTGCGATAGAAACTTTAACTTCTCTGTTTGCAGCATTTCCATCAGGAATAGTATAAACACGGAATAATTTATAAACTAAATTACCTCTAAGTTCAGAGACAACCCAAGGAGATGACGGTGTTTGGTATCTTTCTAAATAGAAACCAGTTGTGTCTGTGTTCGTTGAAGTTCTCGCATCACCTAACTTAATAAAGTTATTAGCGTTTAATCCACGAATGAAACCTTGACTATATCCATAATCCAACATTGTTGAATATCTTTCTTCCACAAATAAAGGTACTTCAGTTCTGTCTTTAGCAAAATTTGAAACACCAAACACACTACTGATATAGTTAGATTGTGATGTCGTAAATGAAGTTTCAAAACTGAACGTATCATTATCGTAAGTAATACCTGAAATCAAGAAGGTCGCGTAAGGATTTTGACTTATTCCTGAGTAACTACCTGTACCAATCATTGTTACATTTGAAGCGCCTGTCACTTGATATTGTGGACCATGTAAAGTTGTTGAGTATTGAGTAATACCTCTTGAACGTAAAGTTGCTACAACAAGATTATTGTATCCTGAATAACTTGTACCCGAGAATCCGTAATAGAAACCTGATACAGTTCCTGTAAATGAACCTGGAACTCCATAAGAAGTTCCTGATAAAGAAGAAACGTTTGTAAAATAAGAATTACCAAAGTAAGCGTTACCGTTAGCCGGTGGAACGAAATTAGCATAGAACCAAGCGTCATTTGTACCTGAACAATAATTAATAGTTTCCGCAGTGATACTATTAACATCAAACACATTAGTTGATGCAGTTAACCCCGCAGCAATATTTGCAGTTACCTGAGTACCTGAAACTGGACCAAAATAATATGCCGAAGTTCCTGATGTACTATTAGTGATTAAAATGTCATATAATTGAGTTTGTAAATCACCTAAAATTGTAGATGTTCCACCATCAAATTGTGTGTAACCATTAGTATAATATGTGTTTCCACTTATTTGACTTGGAACCGCTGAGGTAAATTGTACAGATGATGTAGAAGCAGTTGAACCTGTGAAATCAATAGAGAAAGATGTTCCCCCTGTTATTCCAACGGTACCACAATTAACATTTGCTACTGTAGTTATTGACCAAGATGGTCCTGCATCATAACCTGATAGACCTAAAATTCTTGTTACGTACAATTGATTAGATTGTTGTAAATATGATTTAGCGATATACGCAGCTTCATATTTTGGGATTTGTGTGTTCACAAATTTCTCAGGTAACGTACCTCCAAAATAAGTTTGGAATTCATCATAATTAGTGATGAATAAAGGTTCAAATGCAGGACCCTTAAGAGTTTCTCCCACAATACCTAAAGTAGTTACACCAACACTTTGTGAAACAAAAGATAAATCTCTCTCTGAGGTATAAACACCTGGAGAAACGAATACTTTGTTTGCTGTTGCCATTTTTTAATTTAATTGTTTAAAATTTATTTATTGATAAATATTCTGTAAAACTTGAAAAACTATTGGTCTAAACAACTATTTATTGATTAGTAAGAATAAAATCTTACTTTTTTCTACCTTGAAAATAAAGAACCTTAAGATATCTGAAGAATCACATTTGTTATTAAAAAAACATTGTTTAAAGCATGGATTGAAAATTCATAAGTTTATTGAAAAACTTATTGAATTAAACTGTACAGAAAAAAGGGATATCTACGGAGAAAATTAAATCAGTATAGACTCGAGTTGGAAATTCGATGGTTGAGTATTATCTGATTTAATAATTTCAATCGTTAACACATCATTAGTGTTAATCTGTATTTCACCTGTAATAAGTTGTTGTATATCTGTCCCATAAAAAAGTCCGTTAATATACATCGAATACGACGCAATATTTTCAGCATCGATTAGTTTAATATTTGAGGTGTACTCAAATGTTTGGGTATATGCCGTAGTCCCGATAGGATAAGAAATATTTAAAGGGATTCTATCAGGATTTGGAGGATATTTGTTAACTCTTCGTTTTGTTTTCCTTGGGTTAACCTCCATTAATACTAATGAACGACTAACCGCAGGTCTAACTTCAAACTGTTCTTCATCAAGTAAAAACCCTTGTAAAGTAAAACTATACGATTGTATATAATATCTTCTTTTTTCAACATCCATAACCGACTCGTCAGAAACTTCATCAAGTTGTATTGGGATATAGTGACCTTTAATTTGTCTGTAAGCCTGTCTTGATGCAAATTTGTCAATAATAATTTGGTTAAACTTATTAAGTTCCCTCATTCTATTACAAATAATTTTAACAGAATATTTTATATCAACAGGGTTAGGTTGAGGTATTGTATAAATATCCATACCTTTTCTCTGTCCATCCCACGTTGGTACCGCAGCGTAATGATACTGTCGTCTATTTGGTATATTATATGACAATGAAGGTAATGTGCCATATTTAACTTCAGGTATTCTAATTGTGGTAATAAATGGTGGTTGAACATTTTTATCAATATTATTAAAATCCCATGTTTGGGTGAACTGAGTCCAGTTTTGTGTAGTCATTAAAATATCAACAACTTTAATTAAATTTCCACTAACAACTGTTTTTAAATCTTGTTTAACAAAATCCATGAACCCACGGTCAAAATCTTCATGTAATAATGATTTAGGTAAGTAAGTTCCATTCTTATTAATATCCTCAAGAAGTTGTTCTCTTCTCTCATAACCAACAGGTGAGGATGTAAGAGGTAAGGTTTTTTTAATTTTTGGTAACGACATTATTTTTCTTCATTATTATTACCACATTTATGACAAATATATGGGTCATTTCCTCCGTCTGACAAATCCCAAGACCAACCGCAATCACAAATTACCCGACCATCTTTTATCGATTCAACAATCATTTTTAGTTGTTTCTCAGAAATAATTATTTTCATTTTATAATCCTCTAAATTCGTTTTCCATCACAGGTGATGCGTTTATTGTTCTATAAAATGGTTTATATCCACCATATGTGTGTTTGTTATCCGACACTACTCGTCCGTCATTATTAACCACATAATATCTTACCTGAGTTTCAGTTTCGTAATACCCGATATAATCACCATACTCAATATCAATATCTAATTCTTCTAAATGTTTTTGGTAAACAGAAATTCTTGCATTACCCGGTTCCATTTGATTAATCTTACTTGTTCCAAGAAATTTATTTTCAGGGGCAACAATTTGTAGATACGCTTTAAACTCAACGGGAGGTAAAAATTTAATTCCATCTACTTGAGCCTCCCCGTATACATCATCAACATTTGTTTTCTTTTTATCCACTTTATACAATATAAGAGTAAAGTTCATATCACCATTTAACCATTCCATGCCCATTGAAACATCCAAATTATAGTCTTCTTCTCCAAAAAATTTACCTAATCTTGTTATCGGAACTATTCTATTCATATTATTTTGTTACCTTTTTTCATATTATCTCTCCACGATAAGGGTTGTAAATTTGAATAATGACATAAATTGTATAACTCATCTTTATTTTTGGCATATGATAATGGGATAATGTGGTCAATTACCCACTTACTTTCACCATACCCATAATTATCCCAACCCATCCATGTGTCAAATTTTTTTTCAATATACTCTTTCAAGTAAGTAGGGGTGCAACCAACAATTTCAAAAGTTTTTTTACTTTTTTCTGTTTGGTTAAAATATCTTCTTACAGATTTTCTTAGTTGATTTGTTAATTTAAAATGTCCATCATTGTCAAGTTTTTTTTTGGTTGACCTTTTTTTACTAATTCTAACTTTTTCTTTATTTTGTTCTCTGTATTTTTTAGCACTTTCTAAAACTTTTTCTTTATTTTTTTCTTTATACTCTTTAGCCTTTTCTAAAACTTTTTCTTTATTTTTTTCGTAATATTTTTTTTTAGTAACTTTAATCAAATC